TATGACTATCAACGAACGAGCAGCTCTGAACTTTTTACATGACGTTAACAAAACGTTTTATTACTTCGGAGATGAAGATGACCGTGTATCACGTAAAAGTCTCAAGACTTTCGATCAACTTTGTACCAAGTTTATCAACCAATTACAAAAGGACTTCACATGAGCACACCACATCATCAAGAACGCCTGGAAACTATCCTTGAGGAAGTTATGGAGGCATTTCCCTACTACTCATACGACAAGCAAGAAGAGATTGCTAGAAAACGTTTTGAGGAGGAGCTAGTATGAAACCAGAATATCCAGAATGGCAATACCCTTTCTTTGGTATTCTCTCCATGTTTATTGTACTAGGCATATTTGCTGGTATAGTAACCAATGGTAGACACGCACCTGCAAACCCCGTTATTAGACAACTTATAGACAGGACATGAAGAAAGTTTATCCAAACCGTATACGTGAGCTTAACAAGTGGAAAGCCACTGATGAGCTAACTATGATTAGCATTGACGATGGTATGTATGCAGCTGATAACTGGCGTTTACCACCCAGTCATCTATGTGTAGTACGAGCTGAACTTCCCAACGGTAAAATTCAAGAACGTTCCTATCGTTTACACAAAGCAGCAAACAACTACATGTTAAAACTCATCGCAAACGGTGTGGACTTTCATGTAATGACTCACGAAGCACTTAAATCAACCTCTTGGAACGACCAATGACCCTAAATCCACACGACCTATCTGAGATATTATATCGGTTAGGTTATTATGTTGATGATGAAACAGGAGAAGTCATGATCGAATTAGATCCCTGTGGCCCTCCTCTCATTGACAAGTTCTTAGCTACACTAGCATCACAAGGACAACTAATTACCAAACGCAACCCAGAATATGAGCTAGGTTTTTATCTACCAAACTGGAGATGCTTCAATGATATGGACGAGTACTGCAAAGTATTCCCTTACGAACAACAGTGTAAAGACTATGACATCTAATCTTACACAACACCAAATCGACCACCTCGATGACTACGAATACTCACTTTTCCTCGCCTATGGAGATGCCTTCAAACCTACACCGACAGTTCCTCCTGGAACAAGAGGCGATCAGTTGCGGGAGGCAACGGCTACACGAATCCTTGACGAAACTAGAGGACAAATCGTACGCCTCGGCAAGCGTGTACGGAGTCGCTTCAATAAGAGAGGCGTTGCCCTATTTAATGGAGCATATAGAGATCACCTTCGGAAAGCTAAAAAATGGTCAAGCTGGTAAGTTTTACAAACCTATTGCTGAGTATATTAATGAGCTAGAACCACTAGCCATAGCAACAATATTACTCAAGATAGTATTTGATAAAGTATTTACCTTTGATCGTAACACAGATCTTATTGTACCCATGATGACTGCCATTGGTGGAGCATTGGAGTCAGAGTGTAAGTTTCGTTGGTACAAACGAGAACACCCAAACATCATGAGCTATATCGAACGGGTATACTTTCATGAAGTTACAGGTACAAACCAGAAGTTAAAAATAGCAAGCGAAAAGTTTGGTGAGCGTGACATCAGATGGGATGCTTGGTCAACAAAGACTAAAGTATCACTAGGTAGATGGGGACTCACAGCTGTTATGGAATCGACTGGTTGGTTTACAGTAGATAAACGTAAGTCAAGGCGTAAGAAGTATGAGTATCGTGTTGTTCCAACAGATGACTTTAACAACAAACGAAACGAACTAATTAAAACTGCTGAGTTATTTAGTGGTATACCTTGGCCTATGTTAGTAGAACCAGATGACTGGGGATATGATGAAGAGGGTAATATAATCTATGGAGGTTATCTTACCAATAGTATGATGAGAGGACATGAATTAACTAGGCGTGGCAACCCCACCATTAAACACGGGGATACCCCTATAGCTTTTATTAACAAGCTACAGAAGGTAAAATACCGTGTGAACAATCATGTTCTAAGAACTGCCAAGTATCTTAAAGAGAAGGAAAGGGTAGTAGGGAAGTTTATTCCAATTTCCCCAGCGTTCAAACCTCCTCGTCCTCCAGATGCAGAGGAAGATGCGAAGAAGAATCTGCTATGGCGTAGAGCTATGGCTGAATCACACACAGCTGATCGTATTAATTTTAAGAGATCAGTCAGAACAAGAACACAATTAGAGGCAGCAGAAAAGTTCAAAGATGACGAGTTCTATTTATGTTGGTCGTTTGACTATCGTGGTAGAACCTACCCCATACAGGCTTTTCTTACACCACAAGATACAGACTTTGGTAAATCATTATTAAGGTTTGCTGATGAGTCTCCAGTTACAGAAACAGCTGACACATGGTTAGCTTTCCAGGTAGCCACTACGTTTGGTCTTGATAAGGCTACAATGGTAGAAAGGTTACAATGGGTAAATGGTAACAGAGATTTAATCACAAGGGTTGCAATAGACCCAATAGAATATCTTTCTGAATGGGAAGATGTTGAAGAACCTTGGCAGTTTATGGCTGCCTGTCATGAATATTACCACTGTTGTATATTAAATGATAAGGATACTACTGGTCTGATGGTAGCTGTAGATGCTACATGTAGTGGTCTACAAATACTAGCTGGTCTTGCAAAAGATCAGAGTACAGCTGAGTTAGTTAATGTCGTTCCGTCTAAACAACCGAGCGATGCTTACAAGGCTGTAGCAGAAAAGGCTAAAGAGTTCCTACCAAGTTACATGCACCCTTGGATGACTCGTTCCGTGTGTAAACGCACAGTGATGACGATTCCGTATAATGCTACTAAGGATAGTAGTCGTAAGTATATACGTGAAGCTCTAAAGGAAGCTCGCATAGAAGTTAACCAAGATGAATTGACTCAGATAGTAAATGCTGTCTACAATTCTATGGACTGTATTGTCCCTGGACCTATGCAAGTTATGCGATGGATTAAGAAAAGTGTAGGTGATTACATAAGAAGTGGTGCTAAATATATAGAATGGGAAACTCCATCTGGTTTTATTGTAAATCAAGTACGTGATTTTATAGAAACAGAACGTATGGAGCTACAGCTGTTAGGTCGTACATCAATACGATTACCAAATGGTAAACGAACAGCTTGTCCTAAACGCCACAAATCTAGTACTGCCCCTAACTTTATTCATTCCATTGATGCTGCGATACTTCACAGATCTTTTACACAATTCGATGAACCATTCACAGTTATCCATGATTCTGTACTATGCAGAGCAGGGGACATGGCAACACTCAATCAACTTGTGCGAGAAACCTATGCCAATATCTTTACCGAAGAAGATTGGCTCACTAAATTCGCACAAACCGTCAACGCCTCTGATCCACCACCCATTGTTGGAACGCTTAACCCAGAGGTAGTATCTAATTCCACTTATTTTTTCTGTTAAATGCAAACACACGTCACCAAAAAACCTGTCCTATTAGAAGGTTTCCAAGCTGTACTTAAACCTGGGGAGTGGGGCTATAAGCTCTCAGTCCTTATGAAAGATGATATAGTAAAGGAACTTGAAGAAGAAAGGGAAGGTGCATTAGAATGGGCTAAATCAAAAGCAAAGAATCCTAAAAGAGTTTCTATTAAACCAGAACCTTGGGAAGAGCTAGACAATCAGCCTGGAATGTACCAAGTTAAGTTCAGTTGGAGAGATGGCGACAAGTTTATACCTGTTGTTGTTGACACCGAAGGAACACAGATTACAGACAAAGAAACACCAATATATAATGGAAGTAAAGTTAAAATAGCTTTCTTTCAAAAACCATACGTCTTACCTACAGGCGACATCGGTACATCACTAAAGTTAAAAGCTATTCAAGTTGTTAGTCTTAACAGCGGAGCTGGTGTTGTCGATGACGGTGATCTTACACCCGAAGATGCTGCTAAGTTATTTGGAGAAACTACTGGATTTAAAGTAGAAGAACCAAATGTAGATTCAGCTCCTTGTAGTGTAGAGGACGATGACTTCTAATGAGAAGTAAGTTAGAAGAGCAAGTTGCTAACTTGTTAGATAATATGGGTATTGAGTACACTTACGAAGCTGACAAGTTACGCTATGTTCTTGAAGCTAATTATATACCAGACTTTAAAATAGGTAATGTCTACCTAGAAACCAAGGGTTACTTTCCTCCAGAACAAAGACGAAAGATGATAGCTGTGAAGAAAGCTAACCCAGATCTAGATATTCGCTTGGTATTTCAAGCACCTATGAATAAAATATCCAAACGTTCTAAAACTTCATACGCCAAGTGGGCTGAGAAACACGGCTTTCCTTGGTGTGCTTATTATGCAATCCCAACAAGTTGGCTCAAATGAATCAGAATTTCTTTATCATGCACCTTGCAACCACTGTGGCTCGTCCGATGGTAACAGCGTTTACTCTGATGGACACACTTATTGTTTTGTGTGTAACCATTATGAATCTGGAGGAGAACCAGACCACCATCATCAATCGGTTCCTACAGTAATGATAAAGGGTTCCCCTGTTTCCCTAAAGAAACGTAAAATATCTGAAGAACATTGTCGTAAATACAGAATACATAAGGACGGTGACGTTCTACGCTTTCATTATTTTAATAAAAGTGGACAAGTATGTGCTGCTAAAGTAAAGACAAAGGACAAAGAGTTCTACTGGGACGGTAAGAATACCGATAACCAGTTGTTCGGACAACACCTTTTTCCAGATAAAGGTACACGCCTTACAATATATGAAGGCGAACTAGATGCAGTATCTGGTTATGCTGCAATGCCTACTTGGCCTCATGTCTCGTTACCGAACGGTGCAGCTGGGGCTAAGAAGGACTTACAAAAAGTACTTGACCTAATTCAAGGCTACGATGAGATAGTTTTATTCTTTGACAATGATGAAGCTGGCATCAAAGCTACAGATGAATGTGCTCAACTATTTTCAGCTGGTAAAGTAAAGATTGCTAGACTCGAAAAGTACAAAGATGCCTCAGATGCCTGTCAAGCAGGTGATTTAGAAGCAGTTAGACGTGCTATTTGGGATGCAAAGACTTATAGACCAGATGGTATTGTTGATGCAAAGTCATTGCTTGAACAAATTATTACACCTTCACCACCCGCTGACCATGAGTATCCATTTCGAGGACTTAACGATAGACTACACGGCATTAGATATGGCGAGCTTGTCACGATTACTGCTGGAAGTGGTATCGGCAAATCATCGTTTTGTCGAGAGCTTGCAGTACACCTCCTCAATAACGGGGAGAGAGTCGGTTACCTTGCACTTGAAGAATCCAACCAAAGAACTGCCCTTGGATTAATGTCTGCATCAGTTGGTAAGGCATTACACTTAGGAGAACAAACAAAAGATGAACTCGAATACGCCTATAACAGTACTATTGCTAATTGGAATCTTTTTCTCTTCGATGGTTTTGGTAGTTACGACCCTGATACGATCTATAGTAGGATCGAATACCTTGCCTGTGGACTGGAGTGTCGTATTGTATTCCTTGATCACCTCAGTATATTGCTGAGTGGATTAGACGGAGATGAAAGACGAATGATAGATGTAACGATGACCAAATTACGATCACTTGTTGAACGTACGGGTATAGCGTTATTTCTAGTATCACACCTAAGAAGAACACAGAATGACAAGAACCACGAAGAAGGAGCCCGTATTACGCTTGGACAACTGCGAGGAAGTGCAGCGATTGCACAACTTAGTGACGGAGTTATTGCTCTTGAAAGAGATCAACAAGACACAAGTAAACAAGCTGTTACTACGGTTAGAATTATCAAGAATAGATATTCTGGAGAGTGTGGTGTCGCTACACAACTCTCGTACAATTTAGACACCTGTTCATTTACCGAAAATGAAATTAAGACCGAAGACTTCGACCCCGCAACGGACTTCGATTAATCTTGCATACGATATAGAAACAGATGGACTTGATTGTGAGAACATACATTGTATTGTTACACAAGACTTAGACACTGGTTTAGTGACTGAGTATAACGATCAAGCATCAAAAAACTATAGCGTTGTTAATGCAGTATGCGATTTAGAAAATGCTGACAATATCATTTCACATAATGGTATTATGTTTGACATACCGCAGATCAAAAAACATTTTCCTTTTTTTGAAGGGAAAGCTAAACACTGGGACACACTTATTCTCAGTAGATTTTACCACCCAAACATACTAGAGACAGACCTTAGACGTAAGTGGGCGATGATGCCAGCACGTTTGTATGGTTCACATAGCCTTGAAGCCTACGGTTATAGGTTAAAATGTCATAAAGATAGCTTTGGCAAGACTACTGATTGGAAAGAGTGGTCACAGGATATGCAAGACTATTGTAAACAAGACGTTGCTATTCTAGTAAAATTATGGAGCCATTTCCAAAAATTCCTCAAGCAGTAGTTCTCGAACACGAGATCGCACTGATGATGTCACAACAAAAAGTGACAGGTTGGCCATTTGATGTAAAGAAAGCACAAACCTTAGAGAACACACTGTTAAACCGACTGGAAGAACTGAGAGATCAGTCTATGAAGTTGTGTTGGTGTGTACCTGGAAATCTATTTACACCAAGAAGAGACAACAAAACACAAGGTTACTTTGCTGGTGCAGAAATGCAACGATTAAAGGAGTTTAATCCTAGCAGTAGAGAACACATAGCTTGGTGGTTTAAAACATTCCAGAAATGGAAACCCAACAAGTTTACGCCTACAGGTAAAGCGGTAATTGATGAAACCGTGTTAAAAGAAATAGGCACAGAAGAGGCATTAGTATTCCTTGAGATTCTGATTACACAAAAGAAACTCGGAATGTTGTCGCAAGGCACTAATGCGTGGTTGAAACTGGTCAAGGATGGCAGGGTTCACCACTCTTGCTTTATCGGTGCGGTTACGCATCGAATGGCACATTCACACCCAAATCTTGCTCAAGTAAGTTCGGATAAGGATTGCCGT